TAGAGGAACTAAGTAGTTCCATACCTTTTTCTGTGTGCTTGTTTGTGTTTCTCTTACTTGGTTTTATACGTATCATTTAGATATATAATTTAACAGTGTTTTTTGTATATAATTTTCAAAAAAAAATGTATTTTGCTATTTCTGTATTTGATTTTCAATAACTTTCTGAAACTCCTCAAAGGTGTAGCAAACGGCGTAGGTATGCCCCAGTGTGATGGCTTTCTTCTGAAAATCCTTTTGATTTTGCGTTTGACGATTGCCTTTGACTTTCATTTCGATATAGAGGCTTTTGCCTTGTGGCAGGAGCACTACCAAGTCTGCTACCCCTGATAATACGCCCTCAGCCTTGAGGCGTTGTGCTTCACGAACGTTGCGACTGCCTCCGTTAGGAACGGCGTATATAACGAGGTGTGGGTATTGGCATCTAAACCAGCGTACGCAGGCGGTTTGTAGGGTGCTTTCTTGGTGTTTCATAGGGTTTATTTTGTTTCAAATATTTCTTTTAATACTTCAGTAGGATAACTCTTAACGAAGCCGTATTTGGCATCATATTCGTTACCCATAGGTATAGAACGTTGTACGCATATTTTTGCGGCTTTTCTCCCTAATGATATAGCTAACTGCAAGGGCACTCTTTTGCCTATGATATTGCTGTATCCTGATATGGTAAAATAGTCTTCGTTTTTGGTGGTGATTTTAGCTTCTATCTTGGTGAGACGCTCATTTTGCAAGGCTATTTGCTCGGCTTGTGCTTGTTGTGCTTTTTCTAAGGCTATCATTCCTTGTGCTTGAGCCATTAGTATTTCGCCTGCTGTCATTGGCTTGTTTGCTTCCTCAAAGCGTTCCAACCACGCTACTACACGCTTGCGAACAAATTTACTTTCACGAAGTAGCACTTGCTTTCCTTGTGCGATAGTGAGTTCAAAATAAGGGTCTTCTTTACTACCTCCATTAGGTAACTGTCTGATTTTAAACAAGGGCTGAATTTTTAGCTCTCGTATTTCCTCTTCAAATTCATCACGAATGATGGCTAACAGGTTCTTGTGTAATAGTTCCGTCTCTTTACCTTCTTCTTTTCTGAAAAGGTTGATTTGTTCTACAAGTTCAAGGCTTGTAATAGTCTTTTTGGGTGTAATTCCTTGTGATGAGAGTATTAGGGTATTCATTATAATTTATTGTTTTACAATTTCGGCTGCAAAGATACGAAAAACTTTAAACAATTACTACAAAAAAATGATATAATTATTTGTGTACCAGCATTTTGCATAGTCATTTTACATAGTCATTTTGACGGGGCAAAACGGCTGTTAATATGAAAGCCGTTAATGTAATACTAACGGCTTTCTATTAAGTGATTGTTATTAGTCCTGCTCTATCTCATACATTATAGGCATTCCTATTTTGGTAGCGATATAGTGCTCGATACGCGCACCTTTGCTGTCTTCCCAACCCTGTAACATATAGATAGCATTACATTGCAGAAGGTCGGCAATATCTTTAAGCATATGTGCTTCCCAAGTATCGTGCTCGGTAAGTCCGTTTTCTAAGGGGTTTACGGGTTCATAGCCTAATCTTTTCGTCGCTTTGGCTACGGCTGCAAAGCGTTTGCGGGTTTCGGTGAGGTCTGTACCACTAATCTTTCCTGATATGTAGACTTTCATTTTAATTGCTCTTGTTTATAGGTTTGTATGAGGGCTTTTACGCATTCTTTTTGGGCTTCCTCGTAAGTGTCTCTACGTCCACAGCATTTATCAAAATTATTGTTATCGTAAATAGAGTAGATATAGAAATTTTCTGGTGCAATGTAAGGGCGAATATAGCTGTATAAGCCACGATCTCTAAACCACGCAAAGATATCTGTCCAAGTAGGAATAATTGCAATCTTGTCAAGTAAATTCTTGTCAAGTGTTTTGTATGTTAAATTTTTCATTTCACCGCAAAACACTACGTTATAACCTTTATTGCAGTCCTGAACAAGGAAGGGCTCAATTAATTGTGTGTAATCAATAGCAAATGTACAAGGCTCATCAAAACCTATTGCTTTAAGTTCTTGGGCTATATCCAAAGGTATAAGCCAATTGGGGTAATTCAATTTATTCATCTTTGATAAATTTACGGTTAATAATTTTTCCTGTTCTGTTTTTGATTTCGTTGTAGGCGATATTGAGGCACTCCTCAAGGGTGCTTTCCTCTAACAAGGCAATGCTATGAAGTTCATTAATCATATACAATAACCTATGATGAGGAGAATAAGGTATTATCTTAAACCCTTGCCCGCATTCGTTTCTAAGCAAAATGTTGAGTAGATATTCTGTATATATAGCCATACGTACGGGCGTGGAGCCCTTATCAAGCCTCATAGTTAAGGCTTGCCTAATGAGAAATTCACTATCCTCTTCTACCATATAACAGTAGTTAATGAGGGTTACCATTACATCGCCTATGGCATCCTGAATAGCGGGGCGGTCGTTGTCATAACACGCTTTGATAAGCTCTCCAAACTCCTCATGGGTTTTGAGGAGTTCGTCAAAGGGCGTTAGTTGCTCATAAATGCCTCTTTCTTTTGCCCATTCTTGGATAAGAGGGACGAGTTCTTTGATTGTTAAATTTGGTGTATTCATTTGTCTTTAGTTTTTAATTCTTATCTAAGCCCCATACAATAGGAGCGGTAATTGATTTTAGTGTCGTGCATTAATACGTAGTCGTACCATTGCAGTATCTTTCCTTTGGGTTTGTTGTGCTTCATATCGAAGTATATATCTTCAATATTGAAAAAGTAATCGGATAAGCATATGATACCTCCTCCTACATCGTAATTGTCAAATTCAAATTGTAGGTCTTGCTTGTGGCAGAACTCCTTGATGAGGTTGCGTGCTGCGTACTCGAATAACTCGACTACTTCTTGTTCTTGTGGTGATTGTTTTTTCATTATTCTTTATACTTTTCGTTAATCACGTCTAAGTGCTGGTATATCATTTCCGATAAGTCGTTAGAGTACGACTCGAAGGCGTCTAATAGTACTTTGTCGTCTTTCATTGTTTTCTTAAACTGCTTCACGGCTTCTCCGCTGAAGTGTTTAAGCTGTCTGAATGAACGTTTAAATTCTCTGCTGAATTTTTTGTCGTCAATTCCGTGCATCAGCTCATTAAGGCTATCGGCATACGATAGGGCAAGGATTGCGTAATGGGCTATTTTCTCACGCTTTAGCACGGGCATTACTACTGCTTTGTCGTGTTCGGCTATTGCGATATTCATTAGGCTTTGTGCTTCTTGAGGGGTTATATTTAGCCCTCTTGCACGGAGTTCTGTTATAAATCTGTTGTTTTTATTCATTTTTTTCAGTGTTTTTGTGTTCGATTAGTGTTCGCCTTGTGTTCGCCTTGTGTTCGGTTTAAAATGGTACATCGTCTTCAGGCTCTTTTTTTGCAAAAGCCTCATTAGGCGATGCGGTAGGTATAGCGTTGTTGCTCCGCTCTTGTGTGGGCATTCTTGGTACGTTGTACGTTGGTTTTGCCATTGTGCCTGTAAATTCATCATAAGGATAAATGGTAAAGTCGCTGCTATCTACCATAAATTTAAAGGCTTCAAATGGGTATCCTCGTGTGTATTGCGGCAACACTTCCACTATATCCTTATTGTTCTCATCGGGCTTGAGCAAAAAGACTGTTTCTGCTTTCTTGGTGACGGCACTCCCTAAGTGTCCGGTGGCTTTGGTTACTCCGTAGGCGACGTGGATAATCGTGCAGATGTGTATCTTATACTGGTCTGCCCACTTGATCAGTTTGTGCACGATTTGATTACTCCATTCGAGGTTATTTACATCGTTCATCAGGTCGGCGATGCCATCGATAAACACCATTTTCGTCTTGCCCTTGTAACGCTCTAATGCTTTGTCAATGAATGCGACACGCTCCTCAGCGGTTAGGTGGCATATCTTGAAGGTTAGGTACTGAGGGTATATTGTACCTACTACTTCGGTAACGCCTTTAAAAGTACGTTGGGCGTAGTAGTCGGACTGCTCGGTATCGAAGTCTAATACATACTCATCACTCTTGCGGTGGGTACGTAGTAAGGGGAAGCGATAGGAGGCGTTGCCGCCGATGTAGGTGGCGCATAGTTGCGTTTTAAAGAGTGTTTTTTTGCTCTTGCTTGGCGCTGCTATTACGCTGAAACTTCCTGCCGTCATTACTGTTGTAGGGTAGTAATTGCCTTTGTACTGATGCTCTCCGATGCTGATAAGTGTTTCGGGCGGGGGGAGGGGTTTATCGAGCGGTATATACGCCTTTTCGTACTCGCGGGCGAACCATAAATCATCGAAAGGAGAAAGCTCTACACCTTCCTCAATTTCTTGTACTTTTAGCGACATAATAGCGATAATTTAGTGATTTCGGATTTGATAAAATACTCTATATCTTCACGTTTGTACTCCTTTTGCAAAACAGCGATGCAGTCTGCCATTCGCTCTTTGACGATGTTGTTTTTTGCCTCTACAATGCGGGATATATCTTGTGAGCGATACTCGTCTTTTAGGCTTGTGGTTTGCTCTGCTGGTGTTTTGTTTGCTTCGGCTATTCTGTTAGCTTCTCTTAGGGCTTCATTATAGTCTTTATAGGCGGTTTCGTATCGCATCATTTTAGTATTTTCGGCTATATCGTCTATCCACCATTCGAGGGGTTTTTGAACAATTTGATGCACGTGTGCTAATATGCCGCTGGCTGTTATTTTTTCGTCCTTTTCTTTAGCGAATAAGTAGCGATTTAGGAATACAAAGCAGAACAACCTTGATAGCAAAGGGTACTTTTCTGTCTGGTATTCTTGTGTTGCATTGATAAATTTCAGTACAGAGTTGAACGCTTCTTTATCATCGGCATTTCCTTTTCGTTTGGCGAGGTATGCGAGCCGACGCATTGCGATGTCTAAGTCGATTGTGTTTTTGCTCATTTTTGTCGGTTTTTAGTTGTTAGTTACATTCTACAAGTCGCCTACGTTGCGTACCACTCCTTTTTTGCTGATTTTTTGCCCTTTCTGCGGGCTTTCGTTGTAGAGTTGAGTGTTTGTTAGTCCAGCGTTATAAAACTTGCTAAAATGGTCTGTTTCTAACATTTTGTCAGGCGATAGGGTGAACTGTGGGTAAATCTCTTTCTGAATGAAAACGCCTTTGATGGCTAAATCAATCTCTCGTTGGGTGTATGTTTTAGCGACATCAATGAGGTTTAACTTAGATTGCCCAAGTATAGCTACCTTGCCTATGACTCCTGCCTTGTAATGTTTTTTAGCATCATTCCAACGTTTGGCGAACCAAGCCTCGAGTGCTGGTAAGTTTCCTTTGAAGTCTTCGTAAGCGTTTAGGGGCTGTTTTTCGGCTTCAGGATTTTCTTCGTGCGCACCCGCTTGTTTGTTTGTTTGTTGAAATAAATCATTTACATTATCATTTACATTTACATTTACATTAAGGGGGCTTTTGCTTTTTTTGCTTTTTTCAAAAACCAATTGGTTTTTTTGCTTTTCTTTGCTTTCTTCTAATTCATTGGTTTTCAGTGGTCTTCCTCCTTTTGCTCCTGCTTCTTTTCTCTTTTCTTTGATTGATACATACTTTTGTGTATCCCTATCAATCGTTTGTTTTACAAATCCGAATGCTACTTTTGCAAGTGGTTTTAGTTCAATCAAGTTACCATATATGGCATATTCCGTAATAGCCTGATAAACTTCCAACTGAACCTCACTTGGCAAATCCCGAATAACATTCAACCAATCTTTGTAAAAAACAAATGTTTCTCTTTCCATAGTGTGGGTGTTAAAAAACTCCCCTTGCCATTAGCAAACTCTCTGGACAATGGCACGCCAAATAATAACGCTCGCCAAAGACAAGGGGAGACAAATGAATGAAATATTAGATTGCTTGTTTTTGTGCTGCCTCTGCTTCGTCTATAAGGTCAAAAAGCGTTGGCATACTTACTTTTTGTTTTGCCGCCTCGCAATAGGCTGCACCGTCTAAAAAGTATTGTGGATTGAGTTCAAAACCTACTCCGTAACGACCTTTAAGCACTGCACGATAGGGTACTGTCATTAGCCCTCCAAAGGGGTCTAATACTACATCGCCCTTGTTGCTCATCTGCTCAATCACACGGTCTGCTATATCAAACTGCATTGGGCAAAGGTGCATCTCTTTTCCTTTGCTCCATTGTGAGCCATTGAGGGTAAGCATACGGGTTACATCCGTCCACACTTCATCACTCCAGCTTTGAGGTTGTAAGAGCATAAACGAGGTGGGTAGTTTGCCGTGTAGGTCTAATGTTTCGGCTATTTTTACATTGAAGTCGTGGTTATAGATTGTTTCTAATGAAAAACGCTTATACTCTTGGAATATGCTATCGTGAGGTAGTTTAGCCAACTCTTCTGGTTTTAAACAACGATTGCCTGATGATCGTGTAAATCCGTGAGCGTCTATCTGCCACTTGGCCCGTGTGTAGTCTTTCTTGCTCTTAATTACAGGCTCATCAGCATAAGCGTTAGTTTTATCGGTTGCGGGTTTTCTGAATAATAAAAGATATTCAGGCATTCCTACACCCATCTTAGTACCGTCTTTGCATTGTTCGCTCCACCCTAAGCGGTAGGTTTGACCATTTTCACGAACCACATCAGTAACGATGGTTTTCATACCCATATAGGCGAAGCCGTGCTTGGTGTAGTGCTGTATGCAATCTACGTGAAAAGGGTAAACGGTTTGTACGCCCATTCCTGATAGCCCCATTGGTACGATACGGTCTTTTACGTGTATAGCGGCTATCCTGCCAGGTTGCAGCACTCTGAATAAGTTAGGGGTAAGGTAATCCATTTGCTTAAAAAACTCCTCATTGCTTTCAGAATGTCCAAAATCAGCATAATTAGGAGAGTACTCGTATTGGGTGCTGAAGGGTATTGAGGTAAGGATAAGCCCTACACTGTTGTCTTTTAGTGCGTGCGGGTTTTCGTTAGGATTGAGTTCTACTACATTGTCGTTGTTTACAATATGGTAGTAATCATTTTTTATCTCAATACGCTCCACGCCTATTTTGCGTGTAAGTACTTGCGCCATTTCAGAATGAGAAAGTCCGTATTTTTTAATTATTTCGGTCATATTCTTTACGAGTTTATTATGGTTTTTCCACTTGTTTTCTAAGGTTTTACGCACGTTGCGCTCGGCTTCGGTATAGATTAAATCTACTCGCACCACGTTCTTCTGTAGGAAGCGTTGCAGGCGGTGTATAGATTGTATAAAGTCGTTGAACTTATAACCTATCCCCAAGTATATTGCCCAACTGCAATACCGCTGAAAATTACACCCTGAGCCTGCTATTACGGGCTTTGCTCCTAATTCTTGCAACTCGCCATAAGAGAATTGCTTTATTATCTCCTCACGCTTTTCAAAATCCTGAGAACCGTATATTGATTTTAGTGTTGGGATAGCCTTTTCAATCGCTTTGCGTTCGCTCTCTAAGTCGTGCCATATTACACGATGTGCTTCAGGGTCTTCAGCACGGAGTTCTAACATTTTAGCAATGCGATCATCTAATGACTCCCTTTTTTCTTGTGCTGATTGTTGTAGCCCCAGTGCAGTGTCTTTAAACAACTTTCCTTGTCCGTCTTTCTCTACTCCTGCATTTTCGTGATTAGTAGGTATTTCGTGCCAACGCAAATCTAAGTCGGGGAGTATATAGCCCATATCGTCTGCTTCGTTTTGGGTAATATCAGAAGGTTTTGTTACAAAAAGTCCCCAAGATGATACCCACAACCAAAATTCCTCTTCTTTATGAGCGTGCAGGGTAAGTTTATCAGCCTTGGTGCTATCACGTTTAAAGAAGCGTGTTTTTGCTTGTGATACATCCATCACTCCTAAAAAGTCGGCATACGCTAATAACTCTATATAATCATTAGGGGAAGGAGTGGCCGTGGCTACAAATCGGTATTTGATATTGTCAGCCCCTCTACGCTGTTGCATTGGCCCAGCGTCGCCTGTGAATAACCTCATAAACTCACGGAATGTTTTAGAGCCTCCTAAGCCCCTGAGGATACTCGCCTCGTCAAGGCTTGCCGCCTGAAAGTGTCGAGGATCTAATTTGCCGTCTCTGATACTTTCATAATTGGTTAGGTAGATACCGTCCTTATCGTTCGTTTCCTCAATACGGCGTATAAATTTAGGGGCTACCTCCCAGCCGAGAATGTTCTTAGCGTCTTCAACAAACTCTTGTCGTACGGATAGCGGACAAACTATAAGCCCCTTACCTCCTCCTAACTTTTGAAGGACTACCCTAACAGCTTCCAGCTGTGTAACGGTCTTGTGAAGCCCAAAGGACGCAAAACAAGCACGCCTACCGCCCTCTACCATCCACTTTACCATAAGGCGATTGTGGGGCTTCATACGTGGGTTAATCTCATCGAGCGAGCATTCAAACCCTTGTTTAGGAGCGATTTTGATTTTGTTCTTTAAAAACTCTTGATACTCATTCATTTTGATTTGAAATTAGAGATTTGATAAAGATTTATGCGCACTCAATCTCCTTCAAATCGGTTATTAATTGCCTGCAGGTGCTACCTGCTTAGCCCCCGCTCACGGCTCGAACGTGAGTGCTTGCCTATCGGGGCAGCCAGTTTTTCGGAAATACTAACTAACTTCTTGCATTAACACTTTCAATGGCATTATTCAATAACTCGGAAATTGCATCAAAATCTTCTTCGTTAATATGCTCTAACAATATCCTTGCAGAAGTATGTAATGCTTCTAAACTATCCAATAGGTCTTTTCCTATGTCTGAATATATATGCCCAGTTTCAATGAGGTGTTTAACTTTGTAACTTTGGAACTCTATCAAGTCTAATAATGCTCTTGATTGTGGGAAATAGTCGCACCCAAAAACGTTTGAACCCTCAAACTTTATTAATTGCCCTATGGCTTCTGACAAATATTTGTTTTTGTCAATGTTTAAATTCAATTCTTTCATTTTTAATATTAATTAAATACTTTTGGTAAATGTTTATTCTTGTAAGAAGTCCTCAAATAATCAACAAGAGATTCAAAGGTGGAAATAAAACCCTCATTGATTAGTGATGTTACTTTGCGCTGAAACTCCCATAACTCCTGCTGTTTTTGTTCTTCTCCGAAATCGTTACGAATGCCGTTTTTATGGTCGCCAAAAACAATGTAGTTTAACGCCTCTGCGACCTTTCTTATAGCGGTTACTACAAAATCCTTTGGTACAAGTTTGCTAACTGCTGAACAAAGTTCTTTATAACTATCACCTGCAAGATTTCTGTACTTTATCATTTCGTCATAAACGAATTTAAGTACATCGTATTTAAAGGAAGGATTGAGCCACATTGCAAAATCAATAAATAGCATTGGGTGCATCCAAGTTCCAGCATTTACCCCTCTTGAGGCTCGTGATTTTAAATACACAGATGTTTCAGAATTTAATTCTTCTTTCTGCATTATTACTTGAATGTATTCCTGTGTAGATTTGTTTAAAAAGAAATCTTTCATTTCTTTCTCATTTACATATGGGGAATTCCCCATATGTAAAACTTTCTGATTATCAGTGCTATTTTTTACATGTGGGGATTTCCCCTTATGTAAAACTTTCTGATTTTCAACAATATTATTCCATTGCTTCAATAATGCAGTAGCATTGAAAAAGCCGTCCTTAGTGCGTTGGGTAACATCAAAAGTCCCCATTTTGCGAATCATATTCTGATTTGTTATCATAGGTTATTTGTTTTTAGAAGTTAGTAATTCCTTTGAGTAGTAAATGAGGTTATCCAAGTTGTAGAAGTCATCAGCGGTTAGACAACTTGCGATGCAATCGTCAATCGTCTGTATTTGCCACAAAATAGAGTATAGGTTATTCTTTACCTTACTTTCGGGCAACTTGTCTATTGCCTCACTAAATAGGTCTGAAAGGTGATTTTTTGTTTGGGTAAGATTGTAGATTTTACCCTCTAAATCCATTCCGATATGTTCTACTTTCGGTAGGATTTCTAAAAGTGAAGTGTGGGCAGTTTTCGCACTGCAAGGCGTGTCTATGCAATTACTATTATTCATTGCATTAACATTTTCATCGTACTTTGGCATTTGCGAATGAAAATATTTGTTAGTAAGAAAATAGGAAAGGCTATCGCCCCCTTTACTCGCCAAAGTACATTTACTATTCTTTTCAGTATAGCAAACCGCAGGGTTATGATAGCCTATAATATTTGCAACATTAGCTGTTGCAGTATTGACATTAAAAAATGCTAATACTGAAATAGAACTAAAACATACTTTGGCGAAGTATGGTGCAAATGTACGACTATTTTTAAAACTAACAAACATTTTCATTCGTTTTTTCATTGCTTATTTTACTTTAAAACTTGCTTATTTATATCTTCACTTTGATATTCAGTGCTTTATAACTCTTTTTTATACTTGCTTAACGAGGGGTGAAAATTGCTTATTCCTCATTATCAGGTTCAGGCAAATCAAGATTGAAATTATCTATACACATTTGCCTTACTTGCTGCTTAAACTCCTTTTCCCACTCATAAGTGCTTAACTTGGTGCTGCTCATAGGTACTCGCTGTATCTCACCTGTGGCAGGGTTAGGACGCTCCTCATAATTACACAAGGCTTTTAGTACATTATGCACCTCATTAGGAGGGTAAAACTCGCCCCAAGTGTCATTCATAGCCTGCTGAATGATAGGTATCCAAACGCCCCAATAGAATGCATTTTGCTGTACGCTTCGTTTCTTGCTTCGCCTCTCAATGGTGATATTGATATTTGTGTCCTCAAATGAGGCTATAGCCTTTTGTATAAGATTGCGATTTTGTACCAATTTGCCGTTCTTAACGTTGCTCGGAATGGTTATCTTTTTCATTGTTATTATCTTTGAAAGCAAGGCAGGACTCGAACCTGCTACTATCCCGATTGATACTTGCTTTTTTTTGTGTTAATTACCTAATATTAACGGTACTCCACTATTAATTCCTTTGATTTTTCATACACAACCTCACCATCTTCAGTTACTTTACTAACGTGAAATGCGTGTCCTTGCACACTATCAGGTTCTTCATCTTCAAGATAGTCAAACGGACTTTCTTCAAAAATGTCCATTGCTTCTTCATAGCTTTCTGCTTCTACAATAGCCGTGTACTTACTTTCTTCCACGTGGCTAAATTTAATTACATACTTGTTCATTTTTTATTTATTTTAAATTGTTTTCTAAAACGGCATTCCGTCATCTTGTGAGGGTGCTTGTCCGTAATTGTTAAACATTTGCCCCTGCTGATATTGCGGTTGCCCTTGTTGTGGGTAGGCAGGTTGCGCATATTGCGGTTGCTGTACGTACCCTTGTGGGGCTTGCTGGTACTGCTGCATAGGCTGCTGGTATTGTTGCACAGGTTGTACAACATCAATCTTCCAACCTACAACCGTATTAAAGTACTTAACCTCGCCTTGCGGACTTGTCCATTCTCGCCCTTGCAGGTTAAAGTGTATCTTAACTATTTGTCCTATTTGTAAGTTATCCAACAAAGCGCAATTGCCTTGTGCAAATTGAATGATAATATCTTGAGGATATTGCCCGTCAGTGGTGATAACTACATCACGCTTCTGAAAGCCATTTTGCCCTACTGTTTCAGTAGCAAATATTGTTTTAATTCGTCCTTGTATTTCCATAGTTTTTTTACTTTAAATTTCAGTTTTTACAATCCAACAACCTTTACCGTCTTCAATTTTAGAGAAACCTTTAAAAAACTTCCCACTAAGAGGAGACTTCCCAACATCAACGAGCGGTAGTAGTCTATTAACTATTTCGTGGAATGAATCAAAGTCAATGTTGAACTTCTCGTAAAGAGAATCCTCTAAAACATCGAAATCCCCATAAACAGTTTCTATATCTGTTCCTGTAATCTCGCAAGCTAATTCAGCAACCTCAGCCCAATCAGCTTTAATTCTTTTGATTTTGTTTTTATTTTCCATAGTTATAATAAAGGTTTTGCGATTTCTAATAGTTCTCTTTGTTCTTTGAAGAAACGTTCTCTTATTTCTCTTGTTTTGAAGTGTAAAGTTTCAAAAGTAAAAGAATATTCAATAAAGTTTAATTCTCCTTTATATACTTGAATACAATATTTATCGCCAGTATCCTTCCAATCAGGTTGCCAACCCTCATTGTAATAGTCTCTAAGAATTACAAGTTTTTTAAGAGCTTCAAAACAAAAAACATTTTCCTTTTTAGGGTAATTGTTGTCAAATTCATCACACCCATCGTTTTTTCTAAGCCACTCTAAAGCATCTTTGATTGTAGGTGCGGGTGCTTTTTGTTCGAAACCTTGAATAGTATAAGGACTCGTTGAAAGTGTCTTTATAGTATTTTTCCCTCTACAACCTTCAGCCGTATAATAACGAACACAACTACCAAATTTTACTGTAATAGGATAAGATGATAATTTCATATTCACATCTAATATTTCTCCTTTTATATCAGGTTCGTATACTTGGTCATAAACTTTTTGACCTACTTTAAATACTGTTTCCATTTGCTTAAAAAAGTCGTTACTAAAATGCTTAGGTGCGAAAACCTCACGACTGCTGGTTTTACTATAATGATTTCCATACTATCGTTTAAGACAGTCCTTGTGCTCATTCGCAGTTTGTTCATTAAAAATCTTCTTGTCAGTAATTAGTTCTCGGTTGCTTTCCAAAAACTCAATAAAACGTTCGCATATATCCCTTAATCGCGGTATATCCAACTTAGGCATATAGGCATAAGCCTCTTTATACACCCCCTTAAAATCAGTAACCAAATACTCAAAATCGGTTATCTCAATACCTTGCTGATTTAAGCAATAAGGATATACAATGTGCTGCCAGTTGTTGCGATATTTAAAGGCATTGTATTTGCCAGTAGTCTTTAAATCTACCACCTTAAAGGGTAGCAAGTAGTCTAAATAGCCGTACAAAAAGACTTCACCATATTGAGTACTGATAGTACCCTCTACACGATATTGAGTAAGCGCATTCTCCTCTTTTAAAGGGTTCGCTATACTCTTAGCAAGTTCTTTTGAAAATGCGAACTGCCTGCCATTGATTGTCGCCATTATAACCTCGCCCTCGCTGTGAATATCTATCTTAGTACTCTTGCGTCCCTCAACTATGCAATCTATAATCTCATTGAAGGCAGTACCCTTGTCAGCGGCTTCACTCTCAAAAGGCACTCTATTAATGCGGTTAATGAGGTCTTGAAAGGCTTGTCGCTCATACTCTTCCTCTGTCAGCGTTGGGGCTTCAGATGAGCCCCAAAACTGCTGATAGATTACCGATGAATTAAGATAGTTAGTAAAACTATCCAACAAGGTAGGATATATGTTATACTGCTTCATATTGCTTGCTTTCTTTGTTAAACTTTGCATTCAAAGTCGCTGCCTTCTCATTGAGTTTGCGCCCCGCTACTATCTTAGAGTTGCCTATATGCTGCCATTCTTGTAAGCGCACAGCAGTCTCATTAAGGCTATCTATATCGGTTATTACCGCTATATTATCCTCAATCTCTTTTACCAGCTTTATATATGCCTCATTAGCCTTGCGATGTTGCTCTAATCGTGCGTTGTACGCCTCAATTACGTGCGTTGTAAAAAAGTCATTAGGAGCGGTAGGGTTGCCCTGCTCATCAATGATAGTAGGTATCTTAAAGAGGGGAGGCAAGTTGCAGGAGTTCTTGCCGTCATTTCGTGAAGTAGGGTCAAAGGTGATAGTACGTTCACGCCCTTGCGCCTCTACATACCCCACAAGGTCTAATTCTGTTACAAGATTATCGTAATTACTGCCACCAAATTGAGGAATGTAACGAGTATCATCGCCCTCTGTTTTTGTTTCTCTATGGGCAACAAACACCACGTGCTTATTCATTATGCTGATACGCTTCACAAGTGCTGAAAACATCATCTTTCGTTCTCCGAAACCTTGCAAGGTTAGCATACCATTAGCACGCCCCATTTTAGGATTGTTCTTAATGATATACTCGCCCATAAAGTCTAACATTTTGCCCCCTGTATCAATAACAAAGGTTTCATAAGGAGTAAGGTTTTCATTGTTAAGCACGTCCAAAAAGTCCTGATAAGAGCGTATTTGCACCGTATCTACATTTTGAAGGTGTGCGAAGTTCACACGATGCACCCCGTTATCAAAGTCGAATAATAACGGCTTAGGTGCTGATAGCGCAAGGGTCGTTTTACCCGTACCCGCTTGCCCATAGATTAGGGCTTTGATTTTTGTCTGAATTGTTAATTCATTTGCTTTCTTAATTAAACTCATATTCATTTGTTTTTAAATTATTAATTCTTAAAGAAAAGTGCCGTGCGTTGTTATGATTTTTAGATATGTCCAGATTTAAAAGAATAACACGGCACTTATTATAGTTTTGCTCTTTGATTTGTAGGACATTCGGCTAACTGCCTACATTCTTACTTCAGTTAGCCGAAGCCTACGAATAGCAACAAATGAGCGGATTTAATTCATCGTACTTATGTAATTAGACACTCTGCGTATCATTGAGTTTAACACAGCCTTAAACTGCTCTTGTGTTATCTCTGTATAAGTGCTGCCCTCTCTTATTGAGAGATATGTGTTAGTATTTATGGTGTTATCACCCCATATCTCTGCTACCATATATATGGGCGGTCTGTTAGGGATTAAAGATGTATGCTCTTCATTAACCCTAATAAGGTGTAATACATCGTTGTTGTGGTACACTCGGTAGCACTTGCCTAATTCTAAGGTTGTTACTTGTTCTTTCATAGTTATTAGATTTTAAAGGTTAAATAAAATCGTGATTATCGTGTGATAACTCTTCGTAGTAGTGATTACGCTCGCATTCTTCACTATCTTTTACTAACCTCTTATATTCATCCTCAAGGGCTTCTTGTACTTCAAGCCATTGGACATTGGTTAGCGATAGATAATCAGTATCTTTGTCGGTAGTCTTATACACTTCGACTTCAGTATTAAGCACGCCTCTATCATAACACCCCGATAAGCGCATAGTGTAGCAGCCACAAGTAGATTTAAGATGCCACCACCCCTCGTGGTCGTTATCACTATTAGGGCGCAAAGCCGCTTTTAGTTGTTCAAAAATTGCAGGTTTGATAAAACAATCTTCATTCATAGTATATTGAAGTAATAAGGGTGCTGTTAGCCCTTGTATTAAGGCGTTAAGTTCGTCATCTATAGGCTTCACATCGCCTATAACGATATTAAACACCTCTTTTTCAAAAGGCTCACACTCATTATAGCGTTTGCCCTTGTAGGTTACGTAGCCGTCTTGAAGAAGAAAATGGCTACTTTGTTTGGTAATTTCATTCATTTGTTGTATTTTTGCCATCATAATTGAAAAAAATTAGATTGTTAAACTTAAAGGCGGTGCTGTGATAGTGCCGTCTTTTTTAATTTGCTATTTTTCTGAAATCACGCGCACCAGCAGGTACTGCTCTTACTTTTTTCTGCTTTCTCATTACCATATTAGGCTCAGACGCTCTAAGGTCTTCTAATTGGCGTATACTTATTAATACATTGCCCTCTGAAGGGTTCTCATTCTTAAGTTTCCCGCGCTCTAACCATCTACGTATAATGTAAGCAGATACTCCCATATGCTTTGCTGCTTCAGGCACTCTCAATGCCCTGTTGGCTTGCTCCCATTCGTCAAGTTGTAGTTTCACCCTTGCTTATATATCTTCTACCACTTTAGGCACTAACTGAAACTCGTCTAACACCCTACGCCAACCTATAACATTAAGCCCTTTCAGCTTCTGTATTAAATATTCTACTTCGTCAATCATAATGCTACTAATTATTAGTTGTTATATCGTCCTCCTCAAACGCTTCTTCTTCAGTCATTTCCATCACCTCAAGGAATTTATCTCTTACAGCCTCAGAACTTCTATAGAAGCGTGTGTTAGGTTCGTTTTTCCATTTTCGCAGGGTGTCAATACTCCTGCCTACCTTCTTACACAGAAGGCACATCATTTCCAAATCGTTTAACTTTTCTTTTGCTTTGTTTGTAAGTTTCATATTGTTTTAGTACTTTTGCAATGTCAAAACGGCAGTCGTTTTTACTGTTACTTTTTACTATCATTTTGACGATGCAAAGATACTAACATTTTTGTTAGTGTGCAAATATTTTTGTAAGTATTTTAATGCGAAATACAAACTTTTTTGTAACTAACTGATTATTAATGGTGTTTTTTTTATTAATTTTTTTTAGAAGTATGACTATAGAAGTAATTTTAAGTGTATCAGTAGGCATATTAGCAGTACTAACTACCGTTTTAGTGTGTTGGCAATTTTATAACACCTATCAACTTGATAAATATAGGAGAACGTTAGATAGTAAATTAAAAGAAGTAGCACACGACAATAAAAGCCTTTCTTTTGCAATGTTTAGCCTAACAACCTCCTATATTGCAATTTCTAACCACAAAGATATAAACGAATGTATTGCTTTTCATTTCGGTGCTATTGAAGAAGTAAATAATATAACAAATAAAGAAATAAGAGATGAAATAACAGGTGTTGTATCATCTCTTATAGGCGAAATCGTCAATCGTAATAATACACTGCAAATTACTGCTAAACAAAAAGAAGATTTTCTGAAAATCGCAGAAAAATCATCAAATAAAAAAGAATTACAGAGTATTATAAACACTATAAAAACAGTGTCTTAATAATATAGTTCATTATTACGATATTAAGACCAACAGCAGCTATAGATATAGCTATAGCTGCTAAAAAAAACATCAAACGAATACCTCTATCGATAAAGTCGTCGAACTTATCATCATTTAAATAACTCATAGTGTTTAACATTTAAATTTTTGCAAAGATATGGAAAATAATTCAAATACAAACAATAATGAAAGCAATATACTTTCAGATGTTTCAAAAAAGATAGATGAATATCTTTCAAAAAACAATATAACCCCCTATGAGATGGGGAAAAATACAGGGGTTTCTCAGGTTACAATTGGACGATATAGAAAGGGTACTTCTACTCCAACGGGTAAAAACCTTGAAAAAATACTCAATGTATATCCTGATTTATTAGGAAATGATAGCAATTACCCTATAAATACGCGCTTCCTTGAAGTATATGAATACCTTAAAAAGTCATATTCTGATTTTTCAGTCGAAAAAATCAATATATCACAAGAAGAGTTTGATGATATAAGTAAAGGTAAAATAAAAGTGCCTATTATTAAGGTTATAAACATTCGTGATAAGTACCCTGAAATTAATACAGACTACATTATCGCTAATTATGGCGATATTCTAAATACCTTTATTGATTTTGACAAAATAACAGACAAAGTCCCTAATGGTAATTTAAAAAATAAAGAATATCATAACAAAATACAAGTGAGAGTTGTATCTACTAAAGCGCAAGCTGGTTGGAGTGAAGGATATTACAATGATGAATATTTAGATGATTTGCCTATAATAACTATAGAAGCTGATGAGCCACATCGTGGTAATTATTTAGCATTCGAAGTTTCAGGCGATAGTATGGAACCTGACTATATTGCAGGAGATATTGTCATTTGTCGTGAAATACAGCGACATCTATGGCAGTTCCCCCTACACATTAAGGACTGGGATTTTGTCATAGCACACGCTACTAATGGCATAATGCTTAAAGAAATCATCAAACACGATGCTGAAAAAGGCATTATATATTGTCATTCTATAAATCCAAAATATGAAGATTTTAAAATCAATCTGAAAGAAGTACGTTTTCTATACAATGTAGTCGAAGTAAGACAAAAAGGTCGCTCTAAACGCTCTAATCGTGCAAAAGATTTTTTGTAAATAAATTATTAACTTTTAATTATACAAACAAATGAAAAAATTATTATTAACATCAGCAATTGCAACATTACTTATTTCTTGTGGCTATAATCAACAAGAACAAATGCTCTATGATTATGAAAACGATGGTTTTAAAGAGCTGTTAAAAGCAGATATTAAAGATATAGGCTTTAAAATAAAAGAAATAAAAAAAGTAGGAGAAATAACCGCTAATGATAGTATGCAGGTGCAAAAAGAAAAATTACATAATATATTCTATAACGGAGGAGTTACATACAACAAAGACAAAGATACTCTATCATTCGATTATGTTATTAATTCAAACAAAAGAATAGCAGAAGCCTATCAAAAAACAATGCTAATGAATATTCAAAATGATGAATCGTACCTAAACTACGACTTGGAAAATAAACAAAACAAAGCCATTGAAAAATATGTTTATGCAGAGGGTGCAAAAAAGCGTTATGAAAAGTATAAAGCAATGAATAATGCCAAACTTGCAGATGTATATCAAGCAACCTACACTATTAAAAATCCCTTACTTAACGTAGAACAAACTATAACAAAAACATACTACACTAATAAAGAGGGTAATAAATTTATTATTAGTGAAAATTCAAAAGAGTAACCTAACCTACAAATAAAGAAAAAGCCCGTGCACACACTCGTACGGGCTCCTTTTCAGAAAAAACTAAAACCGAAACACTTTATACCGCCAACCAATCCACACGGCCAATAGCACAACCACTATCCACCACCATCTTATTACTATTCCTTTCACCTCTTTTGTTTTATGAAGAAAAGCCGTATCTGTGCTCATATCTCGTCTTTCGTCTTTCTTATCTATAATCGTATTACTAAGGGTACTATTCGCCTCTATTAGGCTATTAGAAAGGCTGCTTTTGCCACTTATCTTTACCTTTCCACCTGTTACCCTAATAGTCTCATTATCACCATCACGAATGCGGTAATAAGTTACCTCCTGCGCATTTCCTACACTATCATTCCCACTCTCAATCTCTACCGACCAATCCTGAAAAGCCAGAAAATCCAACTGCTGAAGCCTTTGCGACAATATCAGTGCACTGTCTTTATAGTGTATAAACCGCTCTTTTTGCACCTTGTGCTGATGCTCACTCGCTATCTCTTTGCGAGTCCTACACCCCACAAGTACCAGAAAAGCCAATAATAACCATACTATCCTAACCATAACTTTCTAACATTTTAATTGTTTTCTTAAGCACTGTAGCATAATCAGGAGCCGTAGCATATCCTGCCTTTGCCACTTCTTCAGCAAATCTGTAAGGATTATCCTTTACCTCCAAAGCCTTCACATATCTTTTGTTCCTAAAAAAGAATTGAGCGTGGTCAGTAAAACCCTCCTCTACAGTGTAGTACTTCATAAACCAGTCCTTCACCCTATACAACCACTTTCCATCAGGTCTTTGTGTAATGCTAATAATCTTCGGAAATTTTTGAGGGTTAGCAGTTGGCGTATCTAATACCTCTGTAGTAAGCAGCAATTGCTTACTATCAGCAGGCGTGCCGCTTCTTGCCTTCACTCCAAAAAAGTTATATCCAGGGGCTCGCTTCCCCCAAGCACTCTCTAAGGCAGCTTGTGCTAAAATAAATAAATGCGAAATGCCCGTTTTGCGTTCACTTTCCAAAGCAAACGGCTTATAAGTCTGTATAAATTCTTTTGCTGTCATAATAATTAAGTATTAGTATTTTCAGATTCTTCAGTAAGGTCAAACATTTTAAAGAATTTTTTGTTGATTATCTTCAGCAGCACATTAGCAAACCGAAACCCTAAACAATCTAAGTTTTCCAATAGGCTCACTACCAGCTGCCATATAATAGCAAGCAGCACCACCCAATAGAGCCAATGAAAGGGGTCGAACTCAAAATCGCCTAACGCTGGGAAGCTAATATTAGCCGAAAAAGTATGTAGCACATATATCAGCACCAAATAGGTAAGTATCTTAAGCAGCATACGCCCGATTTTGCGGCTCTCGTGTCGTTCCCCACGCTTAAACGATGCCTGTACGCCCGTTAACCACTCGAAGAGTATCAGCACCACATAAGCGGCAAGAAATAAGTGATTGAAGCCAAAAAGGAAGTGAACTAAACCGATAAAAGCGGATACTACCACATCAACAGCTATGAAGTTTACTGAAAATACGTGTCCAAAACTTGAGTTAATAAAATCTCGCCAACCGGTGAAGCCGAAGCCTTGTAAAATGTAGTTTATCATTATCTTTCTTTTATTATTAGTGTTAAATAGCTATTTTTCTTGTATTTTTTGTTTAAAGATATTGTTGTTCCGACTGTAAAAGGGTGTTCTTCAGTATTTATCATATCATATCTACCAACGTCTACCCCATCAAAGAACCATATTGTATACTTACACACTTCATAAAAATAAGGTATATTTTTAAAACTATAACTAAGTAAATAATTTTCATCAATATCTTTTGGGACTATTAAATTAATTTCAATAAAACTTGTTTCTGGAGGTTGTTGAGTTTGTAAACCAAGATACGTAAGATTAACTCTAGAAGTATTATCCATTGCTATTTTTAAATCTGCAATAACACTTAATTTATTAGAGTGAAATGCATCTCTCAAAACTAAAAATAAATTCCACAAATCTAGCTTAGGTTTTCTTTTAGCTCCCCAATCAAAGAATAGTGTTGCATTCATAGCTTCTGTATATGTTTAAACGTTACTAATACGGATATAGCAGTCATTATTGTGAATGCTAACCACGGCAGTAGAACCTTTATTTCCGTTGAATGTATTATCAAAAGGATATATTATGTTTTTTCCTGCACAAGTAAAGGTTACAGCACCGGTGTCAAAGGTTTTAATGAACGAAACACTACCTAAATGCTCTATATTCTGCAAACCAAGCGTACAACTCGCCTTAACGAATACAGTATCATTATGTTGGGCTTGTGGGATAACTGTATCAGCACCTACCTCATACCCTGTGCGGGTAATCTTTCGCATCAACTCTTCGGTGGTAGCTAAATCTTCAGGTGCTGGCGACCAGTCGGTGGGGGTGTTGCCTTTCTCTATTTTAAAATCTTTAATTTCATAAATCCCTTTATTGATGAATAAAAAATCAATAAAATTGTAAATATTACTAAAATTGGATATCTTTTCAGTAATTTTAAAAAACTTAAATTCTGTTGTTACATCAAAATATATATCTGAATAATCACAGATATCTAATTTAAATTTACCAACCCCTGAATTTATCCTTGCTTTAAATGAACAAGTCCATAAGTTGTTTTCATTTATAACATTTAATATTCTAAGTTCTCCTCTGTTTACATTGTTTAAAGAAAACATATTTGAATCGCGACTAACTAATGTAATATTATTTGATAAAATAAATCCTGTCGAACTTTTATAATAATTCCTTCCTCCAATCTGTATCCCCTCAACTGCTGTTTTAACACTCTCAGTAGTAGCGATGTTATTAGGCTTCCCGTCAATATCATCCCAGTTGTGCCTGTGTGTGCGGAGGGCGTACTCGTTGTGATGGTGGGTTATAGGTGCGTACCGCTCGTCGTGGTGATGGTCTTTGTCGGCTTTGGCTGCTAATGCCTCTTCTAAGCCTGCAATGTTGTTAATGCCAAGCGTACTAAGGATATGCTTATTTTGCTTTATATAGGCTACTATCTCACGAAGTTCGTCTAATTCGGTATCGGGGCTTTGTAAGATGCGTGTAAGGTTATCTATCAAGTCCTTGAGGTCTTGGGCTGTTCCTGTAAAATTACCACGAGGGAGCAAAAGAGATATATCTACCTGCTGTAAGCCTTCTAATTTCTGACGTAATTCATTAGTAAAGTCGTTGGAAGATAGTATTTTTCCGGCTACTTTATCTACTTTCTTCCCTAATTCAGCAACGATATTATCAAAAGTTTCAGCGATACGTTCCTTAGTATTACCTCCCTCTACTGTTTCATTCCTTATAAGTCTAATATTATTGTCTAAACTTCCCATATCATTTTTTTATTCAAACGTATTATCAAAAGAAAAATCAAATATCTTTCGTTTTCTTTCCGAAAGACCGCTATCAAAACGATTACGCTTCTGTGTCTCATCAATTCCCTCTGATGCCCACACTAATACCATTTGTCGTTCTGTTAGTCCTGAAGGAGTGTTTAATGTTACAGATACCCCATTAGTGTTATAATCACGAGTTGCTGAAGTTAGTACCAATCCGGCCCCAAATCCTAACACCTCAAATATTCCATTGATAGTTTCTACAACCATTACCCACATACCATTACTCAATGCGCTAATCGCTTGTATACATTCGTTAGCGTTATGAGTGTCTCCTATGTGTATTGTTATCTCCTGAGTGTACACCCCGCTATTATAGCGCATAACTCCATTAATCTTATAATATTCCTGAAGTTCTAACATACTACCGCTTTTACCTCCTTTCAGATACAAGTCTACTGTAGCAGTACCATAACCTACAACGCTGCGAACCCTATCTACATCTTCATATCTAATCATTAGCATTCTGTGCTTCACCCCCTTTAGGGGCTTATAACCACAATCCGTACTAATATCTTTTAATCCTAATGTACATCTCATATCAGTTGCATTCTCATTCTTGGTTTATATGCTCTATTACGCTCACTACAACCATCATTACAATCGCTTATGTTAGACGTTGTTCTCTCAAGGTATCGCTTACAATCCTGCCACAGCATATCTGCTTGTTGCTTGTACATCGTTCGCACATCACGTCGTTCCGTTTGGCTTATCGTCTCCCCGTCCTGATTTTCTTTCACCTTAATACCCATTGGCGTATCTACCTGATGCCCAACAAATATATACCGCGCGTAAGCAAAGTATGCCAAAACCGCCTTTAGCCCTGCAAATTCGTACTTTTTGCCCTCAAAGGTATAACTACCCCCCTCAAGCAATAAAGTATAATCATTCGCAGGCGCATCACTTACTATATCTTGATATAATTCCTCACAAACAAGTTTCTTAAGGTCAAACATTTGCGCCTCTCTAATAAAACGGTTAAAATCCTCCTCCTTTCTGAAGAGTGAAACGCTCAAATACTTGCTGCACTCCTGCTTATTTACCAATAGTTTCATTTGCTAATCTACTAATTTGCTAATCTCAAAAAGCCCATTTGCCGAAATATCCCTTACAAAGCCATCGAATAACTCCTCAAACATCTCCTGCACATCTTGTCGCTCCTCTTGCATTTGCTCCTGCATAAATACACGTGCTTCCTTAAGGCTTTCCCCAGAAGTGTTACCAAGTTTGCCTTCCACATAATCAATCAGTACAGGGGGTACATTACCATAACTTTTGCGAATATTGTTAGCCGTCTTCTCATCAGCGTACTGAAACATATCCGCCTTGATATTGCTCTCAATAGGCTTAATAAGCACGCTATTCTCCAGCTTATCGCCCTGCATTTCTGTCTCAAAGTGAAATACCGATTGTTCAGCCTCTACGCCTATGCTCTTCTTAAGTTCATTCCTAAAATCCTCACGTTCCGCCTCGCTCTCCATTGGTAGCGTAACGAATGAATAAGTGCCAAAAAATCCCTTCTTAAAGCCGTTGCGAGTAAATATCCCTGATAGTCGTTCACTCTCACAATCCAATAGCACTACATCAGCCCACGCCAGCGGGTAGGTATCATTCCTATCAAGGTTTAAGAAAAACACTTGCCCCTTATACTTATCCCAACCACCAGCCTTTGCTACTTGTGCTTCTATCACTTCCGGACGAGGGTCGTACCGGTCAATCGCCACCACGCTCTTATCCTTATCCTTAGCATTCGTTATCTTATCCCAGTCGTTATAAACCAGCACTTTGCCCCTATAACTACTGCTATCCTTAGCCCCCAGACGGCAATTCTTATACGGCAATACCTGCACGCTTGTCTTCTCATAGAAACCATTGTAATTCACGTGCACGAATGCCCCTTTGTGCATAGCGATGCTCCTCGATACCTTTTTCAGCAAGTCGTTAGGGGTCTCCCGTTTATCATTCACAAATAACACGTCTTTTCTAAATCTGACCCCTTGCGACCTTGCTTGCTCACGCCTTTCAATCTCCAATGCAAATCCCCGTCCATAGATAAAATCAGCAATCACCCCTGCACAAGCACGAGCCGTTGGCGAACCTGCCACCAACTGCTCAATGATTGTCGGGTAATCGTTATTCTGACCGTTAGCCAAATACGGAAATCCTTTAAATTTCTCACTATTTGTCTTCCTGTCCTCTTTTGCCAACTCTATCGCCTTCAGCCTTGCCATTGTTGATTGTCAATTGATAATGTTACTTAATGAGTTCTTTCCAATTCTCAGGATACAAATCAAAGTTCGCAATCCTATTAGGGTTAATCTTAAGGTATCGTACCGCAATCTCATTCGTTAGCGTATCATTGTTAAAAAACTCTCCGCTGCCAAAATCCATCGCTAACGAAGTAATACCCGCACGCAATCTAAACTTGCAAGGCTCATTACTATCCTCCTCCTTAACCGATTGTTCTCCTTCTGATGAAGGAGTTACTTCACTTCCTAATTCACTAATTTGCTCATTAGTTAATTCTTCTTGTGTGTTTTGTTCTTTCTTTGCCATATTATTTTTATTAAGTTCGTCAATTCCTTCATTACACAGCCTATCCCAATAGCCGCGCAACTTCTGAGGGCAACTCTCACAGAGGTTATCTCTGCCAAACAAGTAAGCATAAAAGGCGATGAAGGTCTCTTTGTCCTCCCTCACCGCCTTATCATAACCACCGTTTATCAGCCCTTTTAATATTTCTTCAGTGAAAACCATAGTATGCTAATTTGCTAATTGGCTAATTAAGCAGCCAGTTTCTTGTCAAATTTTTTCTTAGTAGTTGCATAATCAGTCTCAAGCCACTTCAGGGCTACATTAGGCTCTTTCTGATTAGCAGGGGTAGATATAGTGAACTTAAACGCCCCGCCATTCGTGCGGCCTTCACCCTCTGTTACCTCCAGCCCTACAAAGAAGCCTAATACATCAAAACTGCTTACCCCTTTCGCTTTGTGCTCAATTACTGCAACCAATTGCGCCCCGTTTATAAACTGGTCAATTTGTGCATAATCATCAGCACTTTTGCCATACACAGTAATACCTATTGAGTGCTTATAGCCGTTGTAATCATCATCTGAAATCTCCGGCTTAATACTCTCCGATATATGTGTCTCTTTGAAGTTATCAAAAAAATACCCCGTTTTGCCACTCTTCAGCACCAGCGTATTCATTTTATTTTTGTCAGCCTCAATTGTAGTTGCTGCGAAGTCAATATCAGCCCTATTGAAAAGCAATATGCGCTTCTCAATGCCTTTCACCTTATCATCACAATCAAAGGTCAAATCCTTACTTAATACATTAACACATTGTGCCATAATTCAATATTAATTTGTTATTTTATTAATTTGTCAATTAGCAAATACACTCATCTGCTAATTGACAAATTTGCTAATTCTTAAATCGCCATCGCCCCAGTAGTGCCAATCACACGTTGGAAATCCATACTGTAAGCCGCCTTCAAATACACGTGCTCATCTTTACCACCTATGTATTCTATCTCAATATCTTTCAAAGAACTATCAGAATCGATACCCAACTGGCATTCCGATTTATCCAACAATATCACACGATGAGGGTTATCCCACTTAGTACCATTGCTGAAATCCCTACGTATAATCTCATCAAACCAACGATGCGTTACAATAGGCACGCCTTCAAACTCTGCTACTTCATAGCCGCCCTCCATTTTAGTAAGCGTTAGTTCGTTCTTGTACTCACTTCTTAAGTACCTCGATAGGTTCGTTACCATCGAGTGAGTAGCCAAGAATATAGGCTGCGCTCCTTGTGCAAAGGTTAAAGGGTCAGCAGCATCCAACAGTGCTGTAAAAGCATTAAATGCTGTATCCCTTGCTAACGCTTTTTGTGCTGCAAAAGTCGTCTGAGCATTCTCTGCAATTGTTACACGCTTGCTTGTGTCAGTGGTTACCATCTTCAAGAATTGAGTGTATAAACCATCTATAGCGTTATAGTTCTCTTTTGCAACCCCCGCTTTCAAATTCTCACTACCACTGCCCGAACCTACATTGCTCGCTTGAGTGTTTCCAAAGAAAGCAAACTTATTAAAGTCCGCTTGTATAGCGTTCCCAAATCGTTCTGCCAAGAAGTTCACAAAATCTGTGTCCTCTATATGCAATTTCTTAATACCCTTCACTCTTGCCCATTGCAGGAATGAGTTCTCAAGCGTACTATAGCATTCTGATATAGTAGCCCTCAACGATACAGGGTTCCACCAGCCCGTACGCACTGGCACATCAAAAGGAGTGGGTTCCATACCGCAACCAGTATCCTTACGCGTTACACCCTCTACAGCTCCGTAGTAACCATATTCAGTTTTATTCGTAACGCCCTCTACGATGGTCATCGCTGCCTTAGTGTCAGCCATACCCAGCGAACGCTCCTCCACCAAGTCCTTAATATCCTTGATATACTCCTTAGTGCGTTGTTGCTCTGTGATAAAATCTTTTAATTTCGTTTGTGCCATAATTCACCTTTATTTTTTACATTACTTTTTGTAAGACTCCTTTCTCGCCTTTATATCCTCGATGCTGAATTTTTTCTTACTACCCTCAGCAGTTTCATTACTCACGCTGCCCTCGTCTTCCACTTCAAATTTGCTTTGCGTTTTCTCAATTCTTGCAAATCTCTTTTCAATTGCAGTAATTTTTTCAGCCAACATATTGAAGCCTTCCATTACCGCTTGTGCAAATTCATCATCAGCACTCGCTCCCTTGTCAGCCTCTTTACCCTCGTCTTTAGGAGTTTCTTTTTCCTTAATCTCCTTTATCACGCCCCCTTCTACTACAAGGGTGCGCTCGTCTTTCAGCAAGTACGCGCCATCAGCAAGAGGCTTTTCAGCATCCTCGCCTCCGTCCGTCTTTTGCTTCACCTTATCTCCTACAGCAGGCTCTTCAGCCTCTGTTTCTACCGTGATAATATCACCATTTGCCAGCGTCAAATCCACATCAAATAATGATTTACCAAACATTGCCACTAAGGCACGTGCAAAAACACCTTTTTTCATATTCTTCTTATTGTTTTTTCTACCCAAATAAGCCTCGTAACGGCTAAAGAAATCCCCTAATATCTTAGGCTCTTTCTCTAAAATCTCAAATATTTGAGGGTTTTCGTCCAAAAAATCCGTAATTTTCACCCCCAAATCATCTGCTGAATGAAAAAGACTATCAGTAGCCGCAGGGTCATCTACCAAATCCGACGAAATCCATTCTATCAACTCGTGCCCATCAGCCTCTTTCTTTTCCCCGTCTTCCTCGTACTCTTCAATTACGTAATTTGCTAATATCACAATCGAATTACCAAACATATCCGAGTTGCTTTGTGCCATTCGCATAATGTAATCATACATCGTAATGCCACGCCCCTCCACGTTCGTATCCTTCGCAATCTCATCAAGGTACAAGTCGCCAAACAGCTTCTCATCTTCTACTCTGAAGTTCTTGTATCTACCAATGTAAGAGCCTAAAGAGTTATTACACATCGTAGGGTGTCCAAATCGTGCCTTAATGTAGCCGCGCTCCTCGCCTTTATCCTTCAATTCATTTAGAAAACGTTCCGAAAAGTACGTCCCATTCTTATTCAATCCCTTTTGAGCCAATACAACACCATATATAACGCCTTTTTCAGCGTCAATCTGTTGCGCGCTCGCTTTGTTATACTCCGGATTTGCCCTAAACTGATACTTTTTCATTGCATTTAGTTTCATTACATTTGCAAAATTAATGATAAAGGCAGCATCGTGTTGCTAATTTATGTTAGCAATCATTTATGTAAGTAATACCTACTTTTGCAATGTGATACGTTTGCATTCTTAATTATTTGTATTTCATTTTTAGACAAAAAAAGCACGCTAAAATAGCGTGCAAAAAAAACACCTATTGCAGTAGGTGTTTTTTTAGTATCATTAATCATTAGCGAGGCTCTTAAAGTAATAATAAAACAGCCCTTTCGTCCGTATTCCCATCTCCCTATGTCCGTTCACCAGTGCCGAAATCTCCGCCTTTGCCAGCCCTAAATCCTTTACCAGTTGCTTATTACCTACCTTATAGCGGTTCATTCTCTCCTGTATCCATTCCGGTGTTACTATCTGAGCAGGAGCCTCTATGTATTTTGTTGCTCCAATCCTCAATTCCCAGCCCTCAAACAAAGGCGCAAAAAGGCCCCGCGCACGTTCCATCAATGCCGCCTCGTCTAAGTAATTATCAGCCGGACTGCGTTCCTGCCATACCGCAATCACAAGTTCTTTTTTTTCTTTATTAAGAGCCATTATTTTAAAGAATATCCGCGCATACCGCTGATACTGCAACGCCATTTGCTCCAACCTTTCCAACTGCTCTACTGATAGCAAATCCTTAATCTTATGTACTGCTTTTACATTCATATTACTATTATTTTAAAGAAAGGGGAGGAGTTTTACCTCCCCTTATCATTGTTACAACTCAATTACATTTGCATTCCCTATATCGAATATAGCTAACTGCTCATTTGCCCTTCCCAGTGATAGTGCTGCTTGCAACTCTTCTACTATCATTACACAGTCGTAATAAAATCGCTTGCTCTGATTATCATACCAACCTCCCACTACATAGGTACTTTGCTTTGCAATCTCAATCACTCTTTTAAGTCCTTCATCTCCAAAACTGTCTTGCGTCATCTTCATTGCTACACAAAAACCTTTTTTAGGAGTTTGAAAATCTAACAGTGAAATAGTGAACCCCTCTTTGTTAGCTTCTGCAATCTGTTTTACTTTATCAAATGTATTCATTTTCTTTTCGGCAGTCTTTATTCAGTCGCCCGCTGTCTTATTATTTAACGATGCAAAGATATGGCAAAAGTTTTAATTATGCAAACTTTTTAACAATTTTTTTTCAACTTTTTTCAATATCATTTTTTTTAGGAAAAACCATCTTTTGAAAAACGTAATCCTTATTAAATTCAAAGTTAAAACAATCACACGCCTTAAACCTCCTATAATAATAATCATACCCACGTACCCCCCTAATATCATCAGGTAGTCCGTTAAAAAAATCTTTTAGGTTGGTATCACATACCAGCACCTTATCATCTTTAATCAAAAAGAATAAACTCTTTACAAAAACATTCATAACAATAATTACTATATTTTGAAGGCGCAAATATAATAATATTATTTTGCGCGAGCAAAATGATAAAACGTAAAACACTGAAAAACAACATTATAAAAAACAAAATCAAAATATATTAAAAAATATTTGCTAAAAAGTTTGCATAATTAAAACGTTTGCCGTATCTTTGCACCGTTAAAATGATAGAACAAGTAATAACATTAAACACATTAATAGTATGAAAGCACAATCAAAAACACAAACACAAATTAATGATGAAGCAATTGAGAAAGGTTTAAAAGTGACAAAAAACTCAGATGGTACATATAATATATTCGAAGGGGTTGTCAATAAAATACAATTAACAATAAAGGTAGATAGATTAAGTAAAAACAATGTGTATTTAAACACAAAAAGTGATACACCAGTAGATTTATCAGATGAGTTTGTTAGTGATTACATTCTACATCAAACATATATGGAAAAAACAGCTATATATAACAAAGGCAAAAGAAAATTTGCCCCCTTAGTAATAACTTTAACAGCAAAAGAGGGTGTAATAAAAGAAAGAAACAAATCTATTAAATTTAAAAAACTTACAAAAAAAGAAGAGAATGAAAGTGTAGAACGAGGTAAAAAGATGGTAACAGCTTGGTTGTTAGAATCAGGGCGCAAACTATAACCAATCAGACCTAAGCAAGTCTTTAAACTCAATTTAATAACCTTTTAAAATCACTATCAAAATGAAAGCATTAAACAAACAACAAGAGGTACAAGTATATTACGAATGGTGCTATAATAATTATGAAGTACGCACTAAGTTAGAACTCAAAGGGCGTGGTATAAAAAAATCAGAATATACTGAAGGTATCTACTTTGTAACACCAAAAGCACTTGAAAAACTT